GGGCGCGGGTCTTATTTTTCTTCACACCCGTGCAAAAATAAATGTACTAAATTTTAGACTATATTTGTAAATATGAAAGGAAGGCCACGAATACCTACCGAAATTAAGGTAATGAAGGGAACGCTAAGCCCGAGCAGGGAATTGGCCGCGCCGATGATCGTTGAACTAAGCGAAGGGGTACCGCAACCGCCTGCGCACTTAAACGCTTTGGGCTTTGAGTACTGGGATATCACTTGCAAGGAATTAAAAAACAATCATTTGTTAACAGGCGTTGACTTGGGATTAGTTGCCGGGTACTGCAATGAGTTAGGACTTTATAAGAAAGCGTGTGGAATGACGGAGGCGGAGGGCGAAGTTGTGTTAAATCGTTTCGGCGATAAAGTTATTAGCCCCTGGTACGATGTTAGGAGCCGGGCACTTAAGCAAGCTACACAAATGGGGCAACTATTTGGAGTAACGCCAAGCGCGAGGGGTAAGATTGAAACAGGCAAGAGCGCGCCAGTAAGTAAATTGGAACTTTTACAAAAATCAAAAATAGCATGAAAAAGAAAATCGAAACAACCGAGCCAGTCGAAGTAACGGCAGGCGTAACTTTTAGAGTTGAGCCAAGCGGTTTGCATTTTATCCTTTGCCGTGATCAAGGCAGCGGCTTTAAGCCTTGCGGCAAGGATGGGCTTTGGGCTGAAGTTCCGCACATTTACAGAAACGAATACCTTGCGCAGATAGCTTTGGCTTACTTCAGTGCGAATAGCTGAGCAGTATATTGAGGACGTAGTGAGTGGGCGCGTAATTGTGTGCGAACACGTGCGCAATGCTGTTAACCGTTATGTAAGCGATCGCGCTAACGGTTGGGCGTTTAGTGAAAACTACGCGCAGCACGCTATCGACTTTATAGAACAGCTCGAGCACTCGACGGGCGACTATGCCGGCAAGCCCTTTAAGTTGGAAGGGTGGCAGGCGTTTATTGTTTGGAATCTGTTTGGCTTTCTCAATCCCGACGGCTCGCGAAGATTTACGCGGGCTTATGTTGAGGTCCCCCGAAAAAATGGGAAATCAACTTTCTCGAGTGCGGTGATGCTTTACGGGTTGATGGCTGACGGCGAAAGCGCAGCGCAAGTTTATAGCGCAGCTACAAAGTTAGATCAGGCCATGATGGTATTTGCGGAGTCTGTTAGAGTTTGCCAAAATGTCGACTGGCTTGCAGAATCGTTAACCGTTAACAACTCAGTAAACAATCGGCGCATACTTTATGGGCAATCGGTGTATAAGCCCCTCGAGTGGAACCCAAGTAAACAGGACGGACTAAATACGCACTTTGCAGTTATTGACGAATACCACGCGCACCCAAACGATGAGCTTTACAATGTATTGCGCAACTCGATGGGGGCAAGGAGGCAACCGTTGTTATTCACAATTACCACGGCGGGCTTTAATCGTGAGTCGCCGTGCTACAAGCATCGCAATTACTGCGCCTCGGTTTTATCTGGCGCTATTGTAGACGATGCTTTGTTCAGCGTCATTTACACGCTCGACGAAGGCGACGATTGGACAGACTCGGCAAACTGGGCAAAGGCAAACCCAAACTGGGGTGTTTCGGTTTACCCGCGTCAGTTAGAGCAGGCACTAACCGAGGCAAAGGAATTTGTACACAAAGAAGTTGAATTTAAAACCAAACTGCTAAATGTGTGGACAGATACGGCCATGACTTGGATTAATGACAGTACTTGGATGGAATGCGCAGAGTCTCAACAGCTAGACGGGATTTGCTACGGCGGTTTGGATTTGGCAAGCACTGGGGACTTTTGCGCCTTTACTTTGTACTGGCCCGAATACTCAGCAATTAGGACTTGGTATTTTCTGCCAAGCGAGGCGGCGTACAAAAGAAAGGATGCAGCAGGTGCAAGTATTAGGCAATGGATTGCAGACGGCCAGATAATTGCAACCGAGGGAAACGTAACGGATTATAATTTTATCAAAGCCCAGATATTAGATTTGGCTTTGGAGTTTGAAATTAAAGACATTGCTTACGACCGCTTCAACGCTTCGCAGCTTGTAATTGATTTACAAAACGAGGGCTTGCAAATGTTTCCCTTTGGTCAGGGCTTTATTTCAATGAGCAGCCCAACTAAAGAACTGGAGCGCTTAGTAAAGGACGGCAGGCTTAAACACGATGGCAACCCAGTTACCCGTTGGATGATGGGTAATGTATTACTTGCTAATGATCCTGCGGGCAATATCAAGATTAACAAAGCAAAGAGCGGCGATAAGGTCGATGGGCCTGTTAGTATTGTGATGGCTTTGGGCACGGCTATGCAAGACGCTGCCAAAGAAAAAGAAACAGACTTCTGGTTTATAAGCTTATGAGATTCGTTGACGATTTTATGAACAAGTATTATTTTAACCTCCCTAAGTTTAAAACTTACGAGGATGCCTATAACGCAACCGAGGCCGAGTACCTGGAAAGGTACGGCGTGCCACGCTATAAAAACTACGACGTATTTCGCTCGGCACTTAGCAGGTGGCTAGCCCAGGGGCGGAATAAATAAGATTTGTTAACAAGGCAGAATTTAAGGAGTTGTAATTTGCACCGATGAATTTAAGATTTTGGGAACGGAAAACAGAAAAGCGGTCAATGCTAACGCAACCCGCGGACTGGTTTGTAAATACCTTAAACAATATTTTTGGCTACCAAACCAAAAGCGGCCAAGCCGTAAATAATACAACGGCGCTAAGTATTGCATCCGTGCACGCTTGCGTTAGAGTTATTGCGGATGGAATCGCGGGGCTTGGTTTGAAGTTGTATAAAGATGATGGGCAAAGCAGGGATCAAATTATAATCCACTACGCCACAGCTTTAACTAACGAGCCGAATCCCTATCAAACTAAATACGATTTTACCAAGTACATGACTAGCCACCTAGCACTAACTGGCAACGCATACGCTTTTATTAATCGCGACGTTAGGAACATTGGCATCGAGTTGCACCCAATCGCGCCGCAGTATGTAACGCCAGTAATGCAGGACGGCCTTTTGTTTTACAAGGTTACACTTGCAGGATACCCGGGCATGATCCCTGCTACTGAAATGCTACACTTTAAAGGAATGTGTGGGGACAATCCGCTAGTAGGTTTAAGCCCAGTAGTATTGCACGCTGAAACTTTAGGAATTGATTTGGCAGCCATCAGCCAGAGCGCGGGAGTTTATAAAAACGGGGTGCTTAAGTTTTTGTTAACGTCAGACGCGCAGATAAAAATAGATCAAGCAGGGCCGTTAAAGAAATCTTTGGATGACGTAATCGACGGGGCAAGCCGTAGCGCTGTGCTTCCCAACGGCATCAAGATGGAGAAATTAAGCCTAAGCCCTGAAGAGGCACAGTACTTGGAGACTCGTAAATTTAGCAGCGAGGAAATCGCACGAATCTTTGGAGTTCCCGCGTCAATGATTGGCGCAACCGCAGGGATCAAATCAAGCGTTGAACAGGAGTACCAAGATTTTTATGCGCGAACTTTGATGAGCTACGCTATAAACATCGAGCAGGAACTAGCCCGCAAGTTGCTTACAGAAAATGACAAGCTTACATATTACTTTAAATTTAATTTTAACTCACTATTGAGGGCCTCCGCTAACGAGCGAGCAGACTATTATAATAAAGGCATCCGCGGCGGCTGGCTTTCACGTAACGAGGCGCGAGTATACGAGGACGTTAACGCGTTTGATGGTGGCGACGAATATTTAATTGAAGCCAACTTAATGCCGTCAAGTCAAATCAACGAGTATATGGATGCCAAGATTGCAAACCTTATGGCCACTGCAGACAAAAACAATAACCCCGAGGGCGTAAATAACCAAACAATAAATTAAAATGAAACAAGAAAGGCGCACATTTACGGGCACCGTCCACACCAGAGCAGACGGCGAAGGCATGCCAAAAGAAATTGGTGGCATCGCTGCCGTTATTAATTCAGTAACTGACCTTGGATATTTTGAAGAGGTTATTATGGCCGGGGCGTTTGACAATGCTTTAAGTAAAGATTACGATATCCGTTGTTTGTTTAACCATGAAGCCGATTTAATTTTGGGCCGCACAAAGGCAGACACTTGCAGAGTGTTTGTAAATGGCGACGGGAATTTAGAATATACTTGGGTTCCAGATTATGAGAACCCTACGCATATGTCAGTAGTTCGCAGCATTATGCGCGGAGACATTACGCAAAGCTCATTTGCTTTTACAATCAAAGAGCAGAACTGGAGCGAGTCAGAAAAATACGGCACAATGGGAAAGCGTACTAT